GATAATCTAGAATGGGTAACAGCAAAAGAAAATCAGTTGCACAGTCGCAGAGTGTTATTAAACGCTGTCCACCCAGTCTATTGTGTTGAAAAACAGGTATTATATCCAAGTTTGGCTATTGCGGCGGAATGTACCGGAGCTTGTTTGGGTCATATTTGGAAGGTTATAAATGGACGAAGACAGACAGCTGGTGGTTACCATTGGTTGCCTGCACACAATTGGCCGCATGAAGGCAGTTTGACATGGCAGGCCAACCATAAAAAATAGCGCGATTTAATTAGGTATGTTATAATGATAATATATGGCGGTGCGTTAGGCTATCCGCAAATGGCTGAACGCAAATCTAAATCTCGAAAAGACCCCAACTTACAGAAATGGTTGAGCAAGTTTAATGACTCTTGGGAATACGCCCAAAATAACTACCACCAGCGTTGGGAGAGAAACTGGAAATTATATCACAATATCAGAACTAATCGCTCGCATGATGGCGTTGTTAAAACATTCGTGCCGATGGTAAATTCGACCGTCAACACAATTGTGGCGGCGCTTTTTAATTCCAATCCGAGCGTCAAATATATACCAAACCATCCGGATCAGGAGCCTGACACCGCCGTTTTAAATGAGGTCTATGATGATTTTGCGCGCAAAGACAACTGGGTGCAAAAGAACAAAGCCAATGGCAAGCAAGGAATCATTACCGGCAATTTTGCCTGTTTCTATGAATGGAAGGACGACAAAGACGGTGGTTATGTCCACAAAGAGGTCGTACCAATTCGCGACATGATCATTGACCCACAAAGCCATTCATACCGCGACTGGCGTTATGTTGGCCGCCGTTATTTTGCCTCAAAGAAAGCGCTAAAAAACGAGAAATGCTTTGATTTTGAAAAAGGCAAAGAGGTAAAACGATTCAAAAACCTTGATGACGTGCAGCCAAGCGGCTCAATTACCGATTATGAATCGGACAAGGTAAAGAAAGACCAAACAATTGGATCAACCGCGCCCGGCGATGGCGACATTATTGAATGCATTGAGATTTGGACCCGCTCCAAGGTCGTTGTAATTGCCAACCGCAACACCATTATTGAAGAAAAAGAAAACCCATATTACAAATTAGAAAAAGCCCATTTTGAAAGGCAAAAGGCCGAGTATGATTTGGCCGAGTTGCAATATGAGCAAGATTTGATGGACTGGGATGCCCAACGCCAAGTTACATTTACGATGACTGGCCAGGACATTGGCGAGTTTCCGGGTGAGAAACCAGAGTTTGAACCTGATTTTAATGAAGAAATGGCCGGCTTTTTGCCATTTGCTCATGGCCGCGATTATGAGGACATTTCTTTGCCGTATGGCGATTCAGATGTTGATATTATCGCCGACCAACAGGAATTATTAAACGACATCACCGAATTAAACATTGAGGCGATTTTATACCAGTTGTATCCCGAGAAAACGCTTGATCCAAAATATAGCACATGGGCCAATGATTTGGACCCAAGGCCCGGCAAAGTCTATCCATTGCCTGCCGGCGCTATGGTTTGGAATAATCCACCGGCAATCCCAACAAATGCGTTTAATGAGCGCTTGAATATGAAAAACGAAATCCGCGAGGCGGTGGCCGTTTCCGAGGTCACAAAGGGCGTATCGGTAACCGATAAGACCACAGCGACCGAAATCAAAGCGCAAATTGGACAAGCCGATCAAAGAATTACCGAAAAGGCGCAGACCCTGGCCAATGATTTCTTCTTCCAAGAGGCAACCATTGTTTTGAAAATGTTGCAATTATACGCCCCGGAGGAATTATATGTACGGACAATTGACGATGCCAATGTGAGCTTTGAGAAGGTGGACATGAGCCGATTTGTTGGTGAATATACACCAATGGTCACACTTGATATTCAAAAGAAACTCGAACAGGCCGAGCAGCAGCAAGCATATTTGGACGCATTCCAAATGATCATACAAGACCCGACCAATAATTTGATGGCGGCCAAGCAAATCCTTTACAAAAAGATAATGCCAAGCCTGACCGATGAGGAAATTGAGCAGATAATCACGCCCGTGCAGTCGCCCGATGCGAGCCTGCCCGCCGGCGTACCATATAACGAGCAAAATTTAATGGGTGTTTCCGATATAACGCCCGCAGAAGGAGAGTTGATCTATGGATGAAATCAAACCATGGACCGAAACTGAACTAAAAGACTGGGCCAAATTCTGGGAGGGCGACCTTGGCAAGGTTTATTTGCAAAAACTCGAGAATACTAAACAGCTCATTTTGAATACCATTTTGGACGCGACAGACAAAGAAATGTTGTCAAATTTGGCCGGGCGAGCGGCAGGAATCGCCCTTGTGATTCAAGACATCAAAGATGGAATTGTTGCCAGTAAAAGAAAGGAGGTCAAAGAAAAGAAATAATGCGTTGGTATGGATTAGGTAGCCACCAACCCAGCACTTCTGTAATATTACTTAAAAGCACCAAGGGGTGCCGCATCGCCAAATGTGTGAAGTGCTGGACTGGTGGAGGGAACTCCACGCGCGATAACATTAACAAATAGGAGCATTGTTTATGGCAGAAACTGTAAACGAACCAGAGTTGTTTTCGGAGTCAGATTTTGCGGATGACCAAACCGAAAACGAATCCAGTCCAGCAGTCGAGGAAACCACGAAACAACCGACTAGCCAAGATGAGGCTACGGAATCGGCGGATGATTCGACTAAAAACGCAAACGAATCACAAACCGGCGATGATATAGAAGAATTCCTGGCGAAGAAAGGTGTCAAATTAGACGACCCGGAGGCACTCCGTAAAGTCGCTGAAATGTACCGCAATGTCGAGAAAGATTATGGCAAGAAATCGCAGGAACGGGCGCAGCTCGAGCGACAGATTGAGCAAATGAAAGCTCAGGCAAACGCAAACGCTGCATATGAAACCGATCCAATTGCGAGAATCCAAAACCTTGAAAACCAACTTGCAGCCGACAGGCAATTGCAAGCAACCAAGGAATGGAAGGCGGCCAAAAATCTTACTCCCGAGGTTGAGGAGAAAATGGTCAATTTCTTGAAGGAACCGCTTGTTTCCAATGGGATACCACAAACGGACAATCAAGGAAACCCATTGTCAAAGTATTTCCTGGTGCAAACCGGGGCGCTCACCCTTGACGACGTTTATAGGGCTGTTGGTGGCGATAGCTTAAAAGCTGATGCGATCAAAGAAGAACTTAAAACGGCGGTAGCTAATGAAATCGCAGCCAAGCAAACTGCAAAAAGTCCATCATCATTATCGACTAACTCGACGCAGTTTGCAAAACCGAAAACGGCTGACGATGAATTTCTAGAAGGCCTATTCGGTTAAAGTCAAACTTTAAACGTTTAGGAGATATAACTAAATGGCTGTTAATTTAGCTGTAAAATATGCGTCGCAATTGGACCAGCAATTTACGCACGCATCTTATACCGACAACTGGATCAACAAAAAATATGAATTCGATGGCGTAAAGACTGTCAATGTCTATACCGTCACAACCGTGGCTCCATCTGATTATGATAGAACCTCAACTGGCGACCGCTTTGGTGGCAATGCTGAGCTCCAGGACATAATCACTCCATACACCATCACCAATGACAAGAGTTTCAAAATTGCCATTGACCGTGGTAACTATGAGCAGGGTGCCCGCGCTAAGAAAGCCGGCGAGGTCATGAAGGCAGAAATGAACGAGCAGATTATTCCTCTCATTGATGCTAACCGCTTGGCCGCCGCTGCTGCTGGTGCATCTGCTGTATCGCAGACCGTAACCGCATCAACTGACGCTTATGAAGACACGCTCGACCTTGGTGTATTCCTTGATGAATGCAAGGCTCCACTCGAAGGCCGCGTGCTATTCGTAACCCCAGCTTTCTACAAAGGCATCAAACTTGCCATTACCAAAGAGGTAGAGGCATCTGAATACAACACCAAATTGCTCGGCAAGGGCTTTGTTGGTACTCTCGATGGCGTGCCAGTGGTAAAGGTCCCAACCAGTTACTTCCCTGCAGGCGTGCTTGCGATCCTAGTCCATCGCGATGCCCTTCTTGGTGTCCGCCAAATCACCGAAACCCGCATCAAAACCGATTCTGAGTTTGTTTCGGGCTCTCTATTACTTGGCCGCTTTATCTTTGACTCCTTCATTTTGAAAGGCAAAGAAAAAGGCGTCGCTGCTGTCGTTGATGGCTCATCCGTGAGCGCATAATTAGCGGCAAAAGCCGAAAAACCCCACTATCTTCGCTCGGTGGGGTTTTTTGATATTCCAGGGGTGGAGGTATGGACAATTTGGGCTTTCTATGGTATAATTAGGACAATAACAATTAATCATCGAAAGGACAGATAAGATGAAAGAAGGTTATATTGTGATGAACCAAACCAATTATGGGGAGGGCATCTATATATTTGGCGTATATCGGAGCGAGAAAGCCGCCGAGAGGCAATTAAGAAAGGTTATAAGAACCAAATTTGGCCGATGCCCGAGGGACCTTGGCGACATTTATGATTTGCCAGGCATGGACTCCGGCGATTCATTTTGTATCAAGTGGTTCAGCGAGAACGATGGGGATGTTTGGCCAGGACCGCTTCCAGAAGATTACGAGGAGTTTTAAGATGAAACAGATTATATTCAAATATAAGGACGAGCGGTCACAAGGCGAGTGGAGAACGCAAGAATGCCTGGTCGATTCGCTCGAAGAATGCAAGAAGATTTACGGGTTAGGCATTGATCCAACTTGTGAATATCAAATAATTAGCGTAAAAGACGCTGCGGAATGCCCAAAATGCGGCCAAACATATACCGGCCACCCGGCAATCTCGCGCGACGATAATAAAACTAATATATGCCCGGAATGCGGCGTTCGAGAGGCTTTCCAGGCATTTTGTAAAGAGAAAGGAATTGACGGCGATGCGTAAATTGACAAAAGAGCAACAAGACGCGGTGGATACGGTCCAACAGGCAATTTCCGATTACCGCACCCAATTGGAGGCCATAACCTTGGTAAAGGAAGGTTTTGAGCCTGATCCGATATTAATTGAGGCGGAAACAAAAACCGGGTATTATTGCCAAATGATGGTCAACCCAAAAGACGCGGCAGAAATTCTGCTAAAATACGACTTTCCAATTTATGAGGTGCTTGGCGATGAGGCCCCACAGGGAATGTGGGATGATTTGGCCGAGCAATTTGGCGTCGAGGCTGTCACGTCCTTTGACTTGTGATATAATAAAAAAAGCCCCGTCTGGGGCCTGTCCAGCTCCACTTGGAAACGAGTGGGGTTTTTTGTGGTATAATAAAATAAATGGCGGTGCGATAGGATACCTATCATGCCAAAACGTAAGAAGAAATCTTGTGGGGGGAAATAACTATGTTTGGTGGCTTGCGACCATATAGGTTAGCACCATTAAACCGCGGCTGTGTTGAAACAATCGCCGTTACGTTTGCCAAGAATTGCAAACAGATTGACAAAACCGACAAAAAATTTTATTTGACGGCCAAAACGCAACCATGGGATGATGACGCTAACGATGATGACGCGGTATTTAAAAAGGAAGGCACAATTCCTGATCCAATAAATGAACCTGGGCGAGTTGTTTTTGAGCTCACCGAGAAGGATACATATTTGGACCCGGACGTGCTTTATTTTTGCGATATTGTTGAAACCGATATTGACGGCGACAGCAATGCGAAAAGGAAATTCATTGGCAACTTTAATGTAATTGGCGGCGCGAATAATGCGCAAGCCGGAGGGAACTAAATGGCAGACAATTTACCAGAACCAAAGAGCCGAAAAGAGGAGTTTTTGGCAAAAGCGGCCGGGATGGATGATATAACATTACCTGACCCGGCATCAAGAGAAGAATTATATTTGAATGCAATCGCCGAAGGGGGAGGTGGTGGTGGATCGTCCATAAATATAGTTCCTATTTCTCAGGCTGACTACGATGCTCTATCTACCAAAGATCCTAATACACTTTACATAATCACAGGAGCTTAGTATGGGGATAAATCTTGGATCAACACCAATCGCAGATGCCAAGCTAG